TAGTTACAGGTGAAGAACTTGTAACAGACTACAAGGATGAAGGTGAATCAACAGTTACTTTGAAAAACCCTCTTGGTATCCTAATGAGTCAAACTGAAAAAGGATTTAACATTCAGTTAGTCCCTTATGGGTCAATGGCAAAAAACGAAACAATCGTTGTCAACCACAAAAATATAGTATTTACAGCAGAACCAGAAGACAAACTTCGTAATCAGTACGAATCAATCACTGGTCAAGTAATTACTCCACCACAACCATCAATAATTACATAATGAAAAAACAAATCGTAAATGCACTTGTTAAAAAGTACGAAGGTGAAATTGCAGAAGCAAAAGCAAATATTGAAATCTATATGAACAATCCAGTTGGTATAGGTGAACATCCAGATGTGTTAGATGCAATTAACTCTCAAGTTTTAAAAATTGCAACAGCAGAAGAGAATATTCAAGTCCTACAAAAACATTTTGTTGACCAAAAAGTAATCTAGTAGTATACTAGTTATATGCACTTTTATACAAATGTTTATCAACATAGAAACCTAATCCTTGTTCGTGAGTTCAAGGATGGTGAGTACATTCAAAAACAAGTACAATACAAACCTACTTTCTATGTTCCAACAAATAAAGACTCATCCTTTCGTTCTGTAAAAGGACAAAACCTAGAACCTAAAAAGTTCAACTCTATTGCACAAGCACGACAGTTTCGTGAGAAGTGGAAAGATGTAGAAGGTTTTGATGTACATGGGATTGAGAGACACCCCTACGCTTATATTGCAGAGTACTTTCCTCAAGATATCCAGTGGATGATGAGACATGTTCGTATTATGAATCTTGATATTGAGTGTGAGTGTGAAAATGGATTTCCAGAACCAACAGAAGCTGCAGAAGAAATCAATGCAATCAGTTTCAAGATGTTTGGTAAAGATACCAAGTATGTTTTTGGTACACAAGCATGGGAACACAATGACCCCACAATCAAATACTTTCATTGTCAAAATGAAAAACAACTACTAAAGACTTTTCTAGATGAATATAAAAAGATATATCCAGACATTATCACTGGATGGAATGTTGACCAGTTTGATATCACTTATCTTTATAATAGGATATCTAAACTGTTTAGTACGACTATAGCAGACCAACTCTCACCTTGGAACATAACAACTGTTCGTGAGTGGGAAAACTTTAATAAGAAACAACAAGCATACACACTAACTGGTGTTGAGGTTGTAGATTACTTACAACTTTATCAGAAGTTTACATTCAAAAGAAGAGATAGTTATAAACTAGAAAACATATCACAGATTGAACTTGGTAAAGGTAAAATCAATTATGAAGAGTTTGGTGCAATGCATCTATTCTACAAGAAAGATTATCAAAAGTTCTTAGAGTATAATGTTCGTGATGTAACTTTGGTAGAAGAACTAGATGACAAACTAGGACTTATGGGTCTACTACTTGCAATGTCCTATTCTGCAAAGTGCAACTATCTAGATGCATTTAGACAAGTAAGATACTGGGATATCCTAATCTTCAATAGACTTAAACAACAAAATATTATTGTCCCACCATCTAGGTCATCATCACCTAAGAAACAAAAATTCATGGGTGCATATGTCAAAGAACCACAGGTCGGAATGCACAATTGGGTCGTATCGTTTGACTTGAATAGTCTGTATCCTCATTTGATTATGCAATATAATATCAGTCCAGAGACCTACAATGGTATCACAATGGATACTGTAAATGTAGAAAAGATGTTAAATAAAGAAGTTCAAATAGAGGGTAACTTTGCAACTACACCAAATGGTGCAAGATTCAGTAAAAGAAAACAAGGTTTCCTTCCAGAGATTCTAGAAAACTTATATGATGAAAGAGTTTTGTGGAAGAAAAAAATGATTGAATTCCAAAAAGAATTTCAACAAACAGATGACCCTAAAAGAAAACAAGAACTTAATAGAGAAATTGCAATTGCATATAACAATCAAATGGTTCGTAAAATTTCATTGAACTCAGCTTATGGTGCAATCGGTAATGAATGGTTCAGATATTTTGAGTTGGGACTTGCAGAGGCAGTTACAAGTAGTGGTCAACTTGCAATTAAATGGGTCGAAAATGCAGTTAACAAGTACTTAAATAACATCTTAGGTACAGATACAGATTATGTGGTTGCAATTGATACTGATTCAATCTATGTAAGATTTGATGAACTTGTACAAAAAGTTAATCCACAAAACCCTATTGAATTTCTAGACCAAGTTGCAGATGGTAAGATGCAAGATGTAATTAATAACTGTTATTCAGAACTTGCAGATTATACTAATGCATATCAAAACAAAATGGTTATGGGTCGTGAGGTAATTGCAGATAAAGCAATCTGGACTGCAAAGAAAAGATATATCATGAATGTCCATGATAATGAAGGTGTTCGATTAAACGAACCTAAACTTAAAATGATGGGTATTGAAACTGCAAAGTCTTCAACACCAGCATGGGTTCGTAGTAAATTAGAAGATGCAATCAAAGTATTAATGAAGGGTGATGAAAAACTCGTACATGATTTTGTTGCAGATGCAAGGAAAGAGTTCAAAACATTAGAACTATCTGAGATTGCATTTCCTAGAAAAGTAAATGGTATTTACGAATATGAAAATGCAGTTACTATTTACAAGAAGTCAACACCAATGCATGTAAGAGCATCCTTAATGTTTAATCATTTATTGAAACAGAAAGGATTAGATATGCAATTTGAACCAATTCAAAGTGGTGAACATATTAAGTTTATATATCTAAAAATACCAAATCCCAGTAAAGAGAATGTCATTGGATTTATAAACAATTTACCTAGGGAGTTCGAACTACATCCCTACATTGATTATGATTTACAATTTGATAAGTCATTCATTGAACCTCTTAAATTGATTCTTGAAAAAATAGGTTGGTCGACTGAACCTCAGTCGTCTCTAGAAGAATTTTTCAGTTGACAGAATAGAAAAGGGTAGTATAATAGTATAACAAGTTGAGGAATATATTATGGATTTATTGAAAGACCTTGCAAAAGCAAGTGGTAATGAGTTAGCAGGAGTCGTATCCGATGGAATCGTGGCAGGTGATGTCGATGGTTACATTGATACTGGTTCTTATATTTTAAATGCACTAGTAAGTGGTGATATCTATCGTGGTATCCCATCTAATAAGATAACTGCATTGGCAGGTGAAAGTGCAACAGGTAAAACATTTTTTGCATTAGGAATGGTGCAAAAGTTTTTAGATGACAACCCAGAGGGTAATGTTGTTTATTTTGAATCTGAATCTGCACTAACTCAAGAAATGCTGGAAGAAAGAGGAATCGATACAAGTCGTATTCTTTTAGTCCCAGTAACTACTATTGAAGAGTTTAGAACACAAGCAGTTAATATCATAGATGGATTTGATAAACAAAAGAAAGGTGATGAAAAACTTTTCTTTGTTTTAGATTCACTAGGTATGTTATCTACAATCAAAGAAACAGAAGATATTGGGTCTGGTAAAAATGTCAGAGACATGACCAAAGCACAGGTTATCAAAGGTACATTCAGAGTGTTAACTTTGAAACTTGGTAAGGTAGGAATTCCGATGATAGTAACGAACCACACCTATGATGTGATTGGTTCTATGTTTCCACAAAAAGAAATGGGTGGTGGAAGTGGTCTGAAATATGCAGCTTCATCTATTATCTATCTTTCCAAGAAGAAAGAAAAAGATGGAACAGAAGTTATTGGTAACATCATTCATTGTAAGAATCATAAGTCAAGACTTACAGTAGAAAACAAAATGGTCGATGTTCGACTAACTTACGATAAAGGTCTTGATAGGTATTATGGTTTACTTGACCTAGCATTGAAGTATGGCATATTTAAACAGGTGTCTACAAGGATTGAACTTCCAGATGGTAAAACACAATTTGGTAAAACCATCAACAACAATCCAGAGACTTATTTTACAACAGATATTTTAGACCAACTAAATGAATGTTGTAAGAAAGAATTTAAATATGGAAATACTGATGTCATCGAAGAAGAAAGTGAGATAGATGCAGAATAGAATTGAAGAAATTATACTAAAGAATCTATTTGTTTCAGACACATTTACTAGAAAAGTAATCCCTTATCTTGAAGAGGAATACTTTTCAGATAGGTCTGAACTGTTAGTTTATAAACAAATCACTGAATACTTTATGAAGTATAATGAGTGTCCTACTCATGAAGCACTTAGTATTCAACTTAATGATTTGACTGGAGTTAATGATGAAGATGTAAAGAATGCTATGACTGTTATCAATGAGTGCAAACAAAGTACTGATGAAACACCACATGATTTTCTTGTAGATGAAACTGAGAAGTGGTGTAAAGATAGAGCAATCTATAATGCAGTTATGGAAAGTATTCAAATCATTGATAAGTCATCATCCAGAGAAAAGGGTGAGATTCCAGATATTCTAAAAGATGCATTGTCAGTTTCTTTTGACCAACACATTGGTCATGACTTCATTGAAGATTCAGATGATAGGTTTATATCTTACAATACTGTAGAAGATAAACTACCATTTGACCTTGAAATGATGAACAAGATTACGAAGGGTGGTTTACCAAATAAAACCTTGAATGTCATCATGGCTGGAACAGGTGTTGGTAAATCACTATTCATGTGTCATTGTGCAGCCAATAATCTCATGATGGGTAAGAATGTACTTTACATATCTATGGAAATGAGTGAAGAAAAGATTGCAGAAAGAATCGATGCAAATCTAATGAATCTACCTATCCAAGAACTTTCTAATCTACCAAAAGATATGTACGATAAGAAAGTTAAATCTATTCGTGATAAGACAACAGGTAAACTAATTGTTAAAGAATATCCAACTGCATCTGCACATACAGGACACTTTAGACATCTACTCCAAGAACTCAATCTTAAAAAAGATTTCCTACCAGACATAATTTATATCGATTATCTAAACATTTGTGCATC